ATCGGGCGTACTATTTCCCACTACGTTAGTAGGGAATGCTCAAGGAGCACCGATGCCCGACCTGCTCGACCAGCTGCGCGAGCAGCGCGCCGCGGCGAGGGCCGCCGGCGAAACCATCTTGGAGCGCGCCGCCAGCGAGCAGCGCGACCTGACCCCCGAAGAGCTGGCCGACCACCGCGCCCAGGTCGTCGCTGAGCGCGAGGCGAACGACGCGATCGAGGCCGAGCACGAGCGCCAGCTCGCCGAGGTCCGCGCCCAGGCCACCCGCCGCCCCGCCGGCCCGCCGCAGGAGCCGGTGCTGACCCGCGAGCAGTCCGTCTATGACTGGCTGCAGCACCGGGGCGCGTTCAACCCGACCGAGGCCGAGGGCGTCTCGTTCGACCGCTACCTCCGCGGCATCGCCACCGCCCGCTGGGACGGCGCCGAGCACGAGCGGGCGCTCGCCGAGGCCACGGTCGGCGCCGGCGGCGCCCTCGTGCCCAGCCCCCTGAGCGCGAGGGTGATCGACCTCGCCCGCAACCAGACCCGGGTGTTCCAGGCCGGCGGCATCACCGTCCCGATGACCTCGCAGACCCTCGCGCTCGCCCGCCTCACCGGCGAGGGCAGCCCAGCGTGGAAGTCCGAGGGCAGCAACATCACCGCCGCCGACATGACGTTCGACCGCGTGACCTTCACCGCCCGCACCCTCGTGCGGCTGGTGCAGCTCAGCGTGGAGCTGTTCGAGGATGCCGACCCTAGCTCCGAGGGCGTCATCGCCCGATCCTTCGCCGGCCAGATGGCCGTGGAGATCGACCGGGTGGCGCTGCTGGGCACCGGCACCGCGCCGGAGCCCCGCGGCGTGCTGAACCAGTCGGGCGTGACCCTGACCAGCCACGGCGCCAACGGAACCACGATCACCACGACGACCGCCTACGACTGGCACCTGGACGCCGCCGGCGCCGTGCGGGCCGCCAACTTCACCCCCAACGCCCACATCCAGGCGCCGCGGACCTCCACCAGCCTTTCCAAGCTGCGCGAGGCGACGACCTCGGCCTACCTGGCGCCGCCGCCCAACATGCTGCCGATGCTGACCACCAAGTCGGTTCCCATCAGCGTGACCACCGGCACGTCGACCGACACCAGCTACGTCTTCACCGGCCAGTGGGACCAGCTGATGGTGGGCATGCGAACCGACTTCACCCTCCGATTCCTCGGCGAGCGCTACCTCGCGGACTCGCTGACCTATGCGTTCCTGGCGTACCTGCGGGCCGACGTGCAGCTGGCGCAGCCGGCCGCGTTCGTGGTCGATACGGGGGTGAGGGGCTGATGGTGGACGAGCTGGCGGCGCCCGGCGCCGAGCTGGCCGAGAAGGGGCCGGACTTCGAGCGCCGCATCGACGAGCCGGCCGACCCTCGGCGGGCCGCGGTGCTGGAGCTGGCCGCGGAGGACCTCCACATCGCCCGCGACGACCTCGGCCCCAACACGGTCACGTTCATCGCCAAGGGCGATCCGATCCCGCCCGAGCTGGCCGGACTTCCCCGGCGGTCTACTCGGGCGGCCCCTCGCAAGCGGTAGCCCATGAGCTGGTTCGACCGCTGGGTCTGGTCGCGCCTACAGAACCGTGAGGCGCTGACCCTCGAACAACTGCTGGCCCAAGAGGGCCAGCCCACCGCCAGCGGCGAGCCCGTCACCACCGACACCGCCCTGCGGCTGTCGACGGTCTGGGGCTGCATCCGCCTCATCAGCGACACGGTGTCCACCCTGCCGATCGCCGTGTTCCGCGGCGACGAGCGCGACCCGCTGGCGCTGCCGGCCGTGCTGCGGCAGCCATCGGCCGACTTCGCCGACTTCCACGACTGGACGTGGGCGATCATGGCCTCGCTGCTCACCCGCGGGAACGCCTGGGGGGTGATCACCGCCCGCGCCGGCGCCAGCCTCCGGCCCGCGCAGGTTGACCTGGTGGACCCCGGCCAGGTGGCCGTGACCACCGACCGCGACGGCCGCCGCGTCATCCGGATCGGCGGGGTGGAGTACGACCGGGCGGACCTGTTCCACGTCCGCGGCTACCCCTGGCCCGGCCAGCTGGAGGGCATGGCACCGCTCGACCGAGCGCGCGAGGCGATCGGCCTCGGCCTCGGCGCCGAGAAGTACGGCGCCCGCTTCTTCGGGGACAGCGCAATTCCGAGCGGCTACCTCTACAGCGAGCACCAGGTGGGCGAGGAGACCGCCAAGCACGTCAAGGCCGTGTGGCAGGCGGCCCACAAAGGCAAGCGCGAGGTGGCGGTGCTCGGCGGCGTGAAGTTCGAGGCCGTCACCATCCCCAACGACCAGGCCCAGTTCATCGAGACGCAGAAGTTCTCCGTGGGCACCATCTGCCGCTTCTTCGGCGTGCCCGCGGGCATGATGGCCGGCTCCGAGCTGGCCGGCCATGAGGACTACAGCAGCCCCGAGATGCGCGCCGTCGACTTCTTGCAGTTCTGCCTGCGCCCCGTGGCTGTTCAGGGTGGAGCGCGCCATCTCCGGCCAGCTCCTGCCCCGCGGCCAGGCCGCGAAGTTCAACGCGGGAGGGCTCCTGCGGCCCACGCTGCGCGAGCGGTACGAAGCCCACCGCATCGGCATCGAGGCCGGATTCCTGACCCCCAACGAGGTCCGCGAGCTGGAGGACCGCCCGCCGCTGCCGGAGCCTGCCGCCGGCCGCCTTGGGGTGGTCGCATGACCGAGCTGCACTACCGCGAGCACGTCGCCGCCCTGCAGGTCCGCGATGCGGATGGAGACGGCCGCATCCTGTTCGGCCCGCTCCTGCCGTGGGGCGCCGAGGCCCGCGTGCTCGACCGCGGCCGCCTGGTGGTCGAGACGTTCGAGCGTGGCGCCCTGGCCGACACCAACCCGGCCAGGGTGCCGCTCATGCGGACCCACCCGCGCGACGCCGGCACCCTGCCGATCGGCGTGACGGTCGAGCTGGAGGAGCGCGCCGACGCCGCCTGGGGCGCTTGGCGCGTGAGCAGGACTGCGCTGGGCGATGAGGTGCTCGCCCTCGCAACAGACGGAGTGCCCCTCGGCCTGAGCGTCGGCTTCGTGGAGATGCCGGGCGGGTCGAGATGGTCCGCTGACCGGCGACGGGTCACACGGACCAGGGCGGCCCTGGATCATGTCGCCGTGGTCCGGGTGCCCGCGTACGCCGGGGCGGGAGTCGCCGGCGTGAGGGCCGAGGGTGGCGGGCAGGGTCGGCCTCGCCCACTCGCCACCCTCGCCCACCTCCGCAGGGGGTAGCCGTGGCCAGCAAGAACCACATCATGGTCGCCACCAAGCACACGACGCCGCCGCGCTGCGTCGGCTGCCGCACCGGCCGAGTCCTCTACGGCGACCGCTGCGGCGACTGCCAGCGCAAGCTGCGCCAGCGCCAGCGCCGCCGGCTCAAGCGGTGAGCGGGCGCGGCCCAGCCGGTCGGCCATGGCGCCGCCTCCGCAGTAGGGTGCTCGCCGCCTCGGACCTGTGCGTCCTCTGCGGGCACCCGCTCGCCGGCGACGTGCACCACATCATCCCGCGCTCCGTCCGCCCCGACCTGGAGCTGGACCCCGCCAACGTCGCCCCCGCCCACGGCGCCTTGAGCCGCTGCCCGTGGTGCAACCGGGCATGCAACCAAGAGGTCGGCGACGGCGACCCGCCCGCGCCGATCACCTCGCGGCGATGGTGAGTCCCCCATGACCCGCAGACCGGACGACCCCGCCGCCCCTGCCCGGTGTGTGTGTGTGTGTGTGTCCGCCGCAGTACGCGACACCGCGCGATCGGCGCCGCAAGACGCTTGGGGGGGAGGTCGCAAAGGTCGCCCGGGCGCTTGGGACGCCGCTGATGCCGTGGCAGCGCCAGGTCGCCGACGTCGCCTTGGAGGTCGACCCCCACACGGGCCGCCTGGCGTACCGCGAGGTCGTCGTGACCACCCCCAGGCAGCAGGGCAAGACGCGGCTGGAGCTGGCGGTGCTGGTGCACCGGGCCCGAACCTGGCCGGGGTCGCGGATGCTGTACGCCGCCCAAGACCGCATCCATGCCAGGGCGAAGTGGGAGGACGACCACCTCGCCGCCCTGCGACGCTCCCCGTTCGCCGGCGAGTTCAAGCCCCGCTTCCAGCGGGGTGACGAGGCGATCCGCTGGCACAACGGGAGCTGGCATGGGATCACCGCGCCGGGCGAGAAGGCCGGCCACTCCGACGTGCTCGACGTGGCCGTGGTCGACGAGGCATGGGCGCGCGTGGCCGGCCTCGAGCAAGGTCTCTCGCCCACGATGATCACCCGGCCCCAGCCGCAGCTGTGGGTCGTGTCCACCGCCGGCACGGTGCGCTCCGCGTACCTCCGCGGCAAGGTCGACCGCGGCCGCCAGCAGGCGCGCCGGGGCCGCGGCGCCGTCGCCTACTTCGAGTGGGCCGCCCCGGAGGGCGCCGACCCCGCCGACCCCAAGACGTGGCGGGCTGCCATGCCCGCCCTCGGCCGAACCATCTCGATAGCGGCTGTCCGGGCTGAGTTCGACCGCCTGGAGCTGGCCGACTTCTGCCGCGCCTACCTCAACTGGTGGCCGAGCGCGATCCCCTCCGACTGGCTCGTCATCACCGAACCGCGGTGGCGCGCCGTCGCCGACGCCAAGAGCGAGGCCGTCGACCCGGTGGCGTTCGCCGCCGACGTGACCCCCGAACGCTCCGCGGCCGCCATCGCCGTCGCCAGCGGGCGCCTCGACGGCCTGGGGCACGGCGAGGTGGTCGACCACCGGCCCGGTATCGGCTGGGTCGTGCCCCGGCTCCTGGAGCTCGTGCACCGCTGGCAGCCGTGCGCGGTGGCGATCGACCCCACCGGCCCCGCCGGGAGCCTCATCGTGCCGCTGGAGGCCGCCGAGGTCGAGGTGGTCAAGCCCTCTGAGCGGCAGGCCGCCCACGCCGCCGCCGACCTCTACGACGCCGTGACCGAGACGACCGTCAGGGTGGTGCCCCGCCCGGCGCTCGACGCCGCCGTCGCCGGCGCCCGCCAGCGCCCCCTGGGCGACGGCTGGGCCTGGGCGCGCCGCCGTGATGTGCCGGTGGACATCTGCCCGCTGGTCGCCCTCACCCTCGCCCGCTGGGGCCACGCCACGCGGGCGCACCTGCCCCGCGGCGGCGTCAGCGCCTATGTCTGAATGGAGCTACGCACCAAGGAACATAAACGGCCCCGGGGTCCTCCCAGCCGGGGCCGTTCGTTTCGCGCCTCCCATACCGCGCGTGGCACTAGAAAGAGCGCTTGCTGGCCTCAGGTGATACACCGGCTCGCGCCGGCAACAGCCAAACGGGGGGGCCCCGAAAGGCCTCCCCCGTCTGACCCTCGGCCCCCTCTGCACCGACGCGCGCGCACGGCTACCCGGCTGCACCCGCTGACCAGGTCACACGCGCGGCCGCCTGCAAACGAGAGCGGGCGGCTCCCGCCGGGGGGCCGAGCGGGAACCCGCCCGCACTGGTTGGACCGGTACCAGATACAGCGCTTGCGCGCCTGCGGCCGTTACGCCGGGTCGGCTGGCGGCTCGCGCTTGGCGAGGCGCTCCTCGGCCTCCAGCAGCCGGTGCACCACCAGCAGCTTGCGCATCAGCTCCTCCAGGGCCTGGCGGGCGGCTTGCCAGTCCGGATCGCTGACCGCCTCGACCAGCAGCGCGTGCGCCTGGCCGTGCTCCTCAGGGGTCATCCGCCTCGGGTCTGGCATCCTCGCCCCTCTGATCGGCTCGCCCTGCGGCGCTGCCAGGTCGTGGCCCGGGTCGTTGCTGACGACCTCGACCACCACGATGGGCCGAAGGCGGCCGCAGCCGGCGGAGGGCCGCGAGTTGGTCATCGTCGACCTCGGGCACGCGACCATGATGCCCGGTTCGGCGTACTTGGTTTCGGGCTTGCGGTGAGGCGGCCTGGCCACATGGCCAAAGAAGACAAGCAAGACGGTCGGTGTTACCCTAAAACAGGCGAACGCCCCGACCGCGAC